CCGCCTCGGCGAGGTGGGCCTGTTCCACGCGGATGGACTTGTAGTAGGTCTGGTGATCGAGGCGACCGGAGGCGTAGTTGTAGCCCGACGAGTTGCAGGCGGTGATGTTGTACGGCAGGTTCAGGCAGCGGGCGATCTCGTTGAGAATCTCCCGCTTGAACTCGGCGTAACCGGTCGCCGGCTGCTGGGCCTCGATCTGCCCCAGTCGCCAGCCGTCCGGCAGCACTGTGGCCATGCGCTTCTCGAGCTCGACCACGTCCATCGGCTCGAGGGCCTGGGCCTCGCCGTTGGCCGGGGCGTCGGTAAACAGCACGGCCGCAAAGTCGGCGGCGGTCTCGGCGGCGGCGATCACCGCCAGCGTGTAGCGCCGAAGCTGGGCGAACAACGGCAGCGCCGGCGTGATCTCCGGGATGCCCCGGTGCTGACCGGGCCTGTCCGAGCGGAACCAGTGGACCACCGCATCGGCCGGCACCAGGTCATACTGCGTCCTCCACGCGGCCAGGTCGCCGGGATGCTGCCGCAGGATCGTGTAGGTCTGCGGGTTGCCCCAGGCGTCCAGGATGATGCCGTCGATGTCGGTGTCCGTCGGCAGCACCGACATGACCGGCGACGCCACGCGGTCGGCCTCGACCAGTTGCACATCCAGCATCACTGGCGAATCGATGGTCGGGTTGGCGGTCAGAACGGCGAAGCTCTCGCCGTCGGCGCTCTTGGCCAGCCGCATCGTGCGGAGTTTCTCGGCCAGATTCACCGCCTTGGCCCACCGGGTGAACGCCTCTTCGACGCGGTTGTTCGTGTCGCTGTCCTCGGTGAGCAGTTGCAGACGCGGGCCGGTGCCGATGCAGTCGTTGGCGATGGTCAGCACGATGCCCTTGGCGTAGCTGTTGTTCGCCACCTCGTAGCGGGCACGCTGGCGAAGCTTCCTGCGAACGTCCGCCGAGGCCGCGCCGTCGGCCGACAGGGCGTCGGCCATCGCCCAGTGCCGGGCGTTCTCGGCCGTGGTCTGCGCCGCGTCGTATCGCGCCCGAACCACCGCCGGGAGGGACCGCCGGGCCTTCCTGGTCTTGCGGAACGGCCACATCAGACGGTCCCTCCCGGCGAGATCTTCGCGAGCTTGACCCCCAGGCCCTTGGCGCGGCTGGCTTTCTTCGACTCCAGGTACTTGTCGGCGGCGATCTGCTCGGAGAGCTTGTGCTGCTCGACGCTGCCGGAGTCGCCGCTGGCCTTGGCCGGGCCTTCGGCGTTGGTCTTGATCGAGTTGTCGAGGGTGTCGGTCACGTCCCTGCGGCTCCCATGCGCGGCCGTCCATGGCCGTCACAGGGTTATTTGCAGGAGAGGGCCGAACTCCTTACACCTGAGGGCGGTTTTCCCGAAGATCGTTCCAATACTGGAACTTTCACGCGCCGATGCGCTCCCGGGTGATCACTTCGTGGCCGCAGTGTCGGCAGATTCGCTTGCGGAGGATGTAGTCGCGCTTGGCGCGGGTGTAGTAGGCGCGCAGGTCGCGGCACCCGCACTTGGGGCAGGACAGCCCGGTCTTCCGCAGTGTTTGCTTCGCCACGGCGTTCATCACCTGCCCCTCTGCAGTTCCGAGAGTTTGATGCGCTGCCTCGGCCGCGCGGGTCCATCGGCAACCCCAGGCAGTGACGCCCCCTGGATCGACGCCGCCACCGCGCAGCCGACCAAGCAGTCCAGCCAGTGGTTGTCCGGGCGGGTGGCGCGCAGTTTCCATTCGTCCACGGTCCGATCGCGAGCGACGGTCTTGACGCGGTACTCGGCCGTCAGGTGGTCCGCCAGCAGGCGATGGGCCTTCTTGGCTGAATCGTCGCGGCCGAACAGCGACAGGCAGCCCGGATCGCCCATGGCGACGGCCAGGCGGGCGTGAACGAAGGTCTTCCAGTAGTTCGCGTCGATCAGGGCGTGCCGCACCTGGCGGCGACCGATCGTGTTCGGGATGCGCCAGTGCAGGCCGACACGGTCACCGCGCTTGCGCTTATACTCGCTGAAGGGCACGCTGGACGCGCCGACGTACTTGCCGTGGCTGGGCAGCAGGATGCCCGCGAAGCCGCTCTGGCGGCAGAACTGGTACACGACGTCGGTCGACTGGCCCCAGTTGGCGTCGACCAGGCAACGGTCGATACGCATCTCCGCGCCGTCCTCGCGTCGGTAGGCCCGCGAGAGCTTCTCGGCGGTCAGCTTCTCCAGCCCGCCGAAGATCTGGCCCTCAAGGCCCGCGCCGGGGGTCGCACGGCCCAGCGTGGAATGGATGTCCCGCAGCGTGAAGTACGCCCGCTTCTGCCCCGGCCAGGTGCCGTAGTCCACGATGTGGCCGGTGAAATTCTCCTCCCACGCGCAGAGCATCCAGAACAGGACCTTCTGCTGCACGTCGACGAACATCGTCAGGTGGTTGCAGCCCAGGGGGATCTCGCCGGCGCGGTAACCGTTGAGTTTGGCGGCGATTTGCTCTGCCGTGAGCATCTCCTCGCCGATGGCCTCGACGATAGGCTCGTTCTGGTACTCGGCGAAGAAGGCCGCCTCGTCGCGATACCGCAGGTTCATCGCGTGCTGGATCGCGCTGACCTCGTCCTCGTTGAACCGCTGCGGCCAGGCAATCACGGCACCTTTGTCCATCGCGTCGCGGTTGGCGCGGTAGAACTCGGTCGCCTCCGAGCCGTCGCCGTCGTTGCGGAGCGAGTCGGCCCGCAGCTCGGCGTACTTCGCCCAGAGCTTCTCGCTGGACGGGAAGGCGTAGACCATCTTCGTCCGCTCGCCTTGCCACTCGGGGTGCTTCTCGCGGTCGAGGATCTGGTCCGCCATGTCCGCCGGGCGAATGACGGTGCAGGCCATCAGCCCCGCGATCTTCTTGCCCGGCCCGGCCATACCCAGCACATCGCCGGCTAGGATCGCCTCGCGGCGCTGGGACTGCGAGGGCGACCAGGCCGACTCGGTCGTCTGCGGGTCATCGACCATCACCAACTGCGGCCGCACGACCTGCCCGTCGGCGCGGGCGTAGTTCTGCCCGCGAATGTCGCTGCCCTTCATGCCGCTGCTGGAGATGACGACGCCCGACGCTTTCGATCCAGCGATGGAGGGGAGAACGATTCGATCCGACGCCCAGTCGATCCGCGTCGGCTCGCCCTTGTACTTCTGGCCCTTCTGGCGGTTGGTGATCCGCTCCAGGCACTGGATCGGGTACGTTACTTCGGGGAAGTCGTCCTGCAGGAGCGGGTTGGTCTCCAGCCAGATCTTGATGTTCTCCAGCAGGTCGCGGGCGCGTTCAGCGCTGGCCGCGATCAGGCAGACGAACGGCGACGCCCCGATCAGCGCGGACCACAGCACGGCCGTCTGGCACATCACGGTTTTGCCCGATCCACGCGGCATGGCCATGGCGAAGAGCCCCCCGGTGCGGACCGCCTTCTCGATCTTCTCGATCACGCGCAGGTGGTCGTCGGACCACGGGAAGTAGAAAACCTCCGGGAAGTATGTCTCGCAGAAATCCTGGAACGACGCTTCGCACCGGGCCTTGCGATCGGGATCGACAACGGCGGGAATCTCGCCGATGTCCTGAGCCGCGCGGACCGCCTCGGCGTTCCGCTCGGCCTGGCGGGCCTTCTGCTCTTCGTAAGTCAGCGGCTCGGCCTTCGGCTTGAAGTACTCCAGCGTGAGCCAGGCGGCGTAGCGGAACAGGTCCACCGTCCGGGCGTCGCCGATGGTGTAGCCGGCCTGGTTGCGGTGCCGGCGGAGCTGGAACTCCGTCAGCACGCTGCCGCGCCCGGTGGAATTCACGAGGCGCAGCAGGTCGGCGGGTCGGAGCTTGCGAGGGTCAATCGGCGTGGCCACCGGTCACCTCCTCGGCCAGGTAGGCCACGTACTCGATCAGGCTGAAGGTCCCATCCGCCCGGATGATCTGGGCCTCCTCGGCCACCTGACGGACCTGCTCGGCGTCGATCCGCCGCCGGTACGCGGAGGCGAGAATCTTGGCCGCCTGGGCGGGCGTCAGGGCCGTGATTTTCAAGGATTCGACGGTCATATCTCTAGCCCCCACGCATGCTTGCGAAAATCTGTAAGTTCTTTGGCCACAGGCGGTTAATTGACTTGATGGGGTCGCGATTCCATGGCTGAATGTGCATGTAACGTAGGCCAGGACAAGGAGATACGAGATGAACGCGAC